TGTAATATTTGTTATTTTAGGTAAATTTAAAACTTTATCTTCACTCCAAGATTCATTTCTAAAAATTATATCTATATTATTGGTAATTGCATCTGGTATTGATTGTTCTACGTAGTCAAATATAATTGATTTTATATTTTCCACCCAATCTACTTTATTTATTTGCCCTAATACTATTTTATTTACATCCGCTTCTGTTTGTACACAGCCTGATGCGTCACATTCTACATAATAACCTGGATCTGGATTCTCGCATGTATTTGTCGAAAAAGTTGGTAATTGATATTCATTACATAATGCACAGTCTCCCAATTCAGCATCATAAATAGTATTTGCATCTCTTTCATAACACGGAATACAATTAACTCCACTAGAATCAGCAACTTTATTATCTTCACATGGATCGCATGTACTTAAATTAGGTACAAATTTTTCATTTGGAAGACAAGTCATGCATGTTTTTTCACATTTAAGGTTAAAATCAGTTCCTAAAATGTATTCATAGCCATCTATATCAGGATCTTCAAACCTTAATTTTCTAGTAAGTTCTTCTTGAGATTCTGTATTTGCTGTATCATCTGGAAATATTATTGGTTTTCCACTTGTAGCATCCCTTTGAACAACACCAGTATATCCATAAAATTGTTTTTTTGTTATAGTTCTACCATCCTGACGAGTCACTTCTATAGTAGCTTGACAATCATCATCATTTAAGTCTCCTGTTGATAATTGTTGAGCACTACATGTTCCGATTGATAGAGCACATCCGGGTATTTGATAATCATAATATTTATATTGTCTAATAGCACTTCTATCTGCTGGTAATATAGGTATTGCAAGACAATCAGTACATTCAGCACTACCTTCTCCTGAAGTAGTTTCATATTCACATGGAATACAAGCATCAACATCAGTTTGTCCTAGTAAAGAATTATAAGTATTTGGGGGACAAGCATCTTGTGTAGTAGAATCTGGACCACCGGGACAATAGTGACCGGTTGAACAAGGTTGTCCTTCACTATCAAGTGCAAAATTATAAAAAAATCCAGCATTAGCATAACATTGTGATATATCGATTGATCCAGCATCAGAAGTTGTATTATTAGGACAATCTGTTGCCTCAATTGCACCACTAGCACAATATTTTCCACTACCGCATTGATCTGCGTCGAGAGGTATAGCTTTCGTTTCATCATCTGCATATGATTGTGGATTAAAATGAAAACCCTCATTTGCGATACATTGTGAAACAGATGTACTTCCTTGAAGTGATGGAGCTTCATTTGGGCACGCAACACATTGGTCACCTCTTTTAAAATAGTTTCCGTCGCAAACGAAATCTATACCATTTTGATTTTTAGTTGAATTATCAGGTAATGGCGTACATACTCTATTAGTAGAGAATGTACAACCAACAGTTTCATAATGTTCAGATCCACATTCAGGAATACATTCATTGCATTCTGATATAGTTTTTGCACCTGTAGCATCTATATAATAACCTTCTTGACATTGGTCTGGTACAGGTGGATTTGTTGATTCTAATTCGTCATAGTCATAGTCATAATAATATCCAATATTAGCATGACATTTACTGTCAGAAACATTTAAAGTAGTATTAGGTACGCAACTACCACACACTTTTTCACAAGTATATCTACCATTTTCTATTTTATAAGTTATATATGAACCTTCGCCGCAATCTGGATTTTGTGCACATACAGGGTCTGGTGTTCCGTCAGTTCTTACAGGACAACAATCAATAATTTGTGGGGAAGATTGAATATCATCTCTACACACACTATAATCTACTTTTTTTCCCATAATAAAATCAGGATCTTGATTATAACATTCCTCTAAATAATTATATTTGTTTGTACATAAATTATCATCATATTGCGCTATTTCACTAATACTATTATTATAATCATTTTCATAAGCACATTCTTTATCTCCACCACATATAGTTTCACTATTTTGCAATACATAATCATTTGGTTGATTACAATCTTCTTGTTGTAATTTTACAATATAATAACGATTTGGAACAGATGAAATAACATATGTATTATTATCAATATTTGAATCAATTTGAATTGTTGATAAATCATCATCTGTTAAAGTTATTATACTATTAGTTGCTGTATTAAATTTACTATCGAGTAAAACAGTTAAATTTGTATTAACTAATTCTAATCCAATATTTGGATAGTCACTTGTAATTTGCCATTCATAATGTTCATCAGTAAGAAGATTGTAATCAACCAATTTTGTATTTTTTCCAACATAATAATTTTTTTGTCTATTAAATATATATGATTTAAGAGAATCTTTTTTAGATTGTAATTGACTATCATATTGTGTATCTGATATAAAGTCATCTGATAAACACATTTGAGTTGTTTCACCAGATATACCACAAGTGTCTTTATTATTATATTCTGATAACAATTTACAATCAGTTTGGAGACCATCATATTTATTTTTTTTAGATAAATAAATATTATATTTTTTATTTATTTCAGCATTACTTCTAATATTTTGATTTATATTATCATATTCTTTTGTTTTTGTATAAGTATCTAAATTTATCATTGTTTTAGAATTTTCAATACATCTATTTAAATTTTCAATATTTGTATCATATTGAGTTAATTCATCATTTACATTATTAAAATCAATATCATTTAATCTATAATTATCTAAATTATGTCTATTTTCAATATTTTCATTTAAAAAAATAGTATTTGATGTATTTTCAGCATTTAATTTTATAGTTTCACATTGTGTTTTTGTAATATAATCATCAGATAATATTACATTATTATAAAGTCCTTCAGTATATCCAATTTTACCATAACTACTACCGATTATATCATTTTGTATGTTTGTTTGATTATCATTTAAATCTTTATAGAAATCTACGCCACTTTTACTAGAACCATCATAATTTAAATAACTATCATAATATATAGCTTCTCTATTATCACTATGTTCATAAAGTGGTGTATATAAAATTACTTTAGTACTATCCCCATTCCCATCTATTATATTAAAATAATCCTGTACTTGTAATATATTTTCTATTTTCCCTTTTGCTTTAAATAAAGTTTTTATACTTTCAACATCACTATCAAGTAATTGTATTAAATGATTACTTGATGGAAATGCAGGTATATAATTAGAAAGTATCTTAGCAATTTCATCATAGTTGTTGGTTATATTTTCATTTCTAACATCATATGTACCAGTTGGGAAAAACTCTCCATTTGCGTTTTTTTTTTTACCAGTACTACTCGCTCTACTATAACGATAAGAGCGTTCATTAAATAATACATCATCAATAGTAATCCAATATTGTATGTCATTATTAAATAAATTTAGAAAATCATTTGTAGAAAAATATTGCGAATATGCATCTGTTAAGACATCATTAATTCTAGTTTTTATATTTTCGTATCTATCTGCTTCATATTTTCCCATCATTTCATTTAATTCCTGATTTATAAATTGATCATTTGAAATTAAATTAACAATATCAAATAATTCATTTTTATTATCAAAATTTAAAGCACTAGTCGTACATTGAGTTCCTGCATCATCGTGAAATAAATACGGAATTGTATCTTTTCTTTTAATATAATCATAATCTTTATTATCAACCATACAATTTTCATTTGCAGATAATAAATTTTCAATATCATTACACTCATTGTTTTTAAAATCAGAACATCCAATATTGGGTATATATATATCACCTCTATTATTAATTACAAAGTGATCCATTGTTAGATCAAAAAAAGCATTTTTAAAAACTTCGGATTTTTGCACAGTATCTGTTAAATCAATATCCTGATTTCCACCATTGAAATACTGTTCCAGAGTATCAATAATAGGATAATCATAAACCTTGCAATAACTATTATCTGATAATTTAATATATGAATTAGGATATATTTTCAAATCGCCTGTATCATCATTTGGAAATAAATTATTATCAATTAATGCTTTTTTATTTAATGTTATATAATTTTGAGTATCTTTACCGATTATTAAAGCATCATTCAAATAATTATATGATTCAATAGATATTCTGCCGTCTTTTACTAATTTAATATATTTACTATCATCTGGTTGAGTATTACCAACATTTTTCCATTTTAAACCAAATGCTGAATATCTTTTAAATTTTTTGATATAATTAATATCAATAAATTCATTATTTTTATCTGCATCTATAATTTTTTTCCATTTTGCACCAATTCTAATTCCGCAACCTGCATTCTGTATTTTGATTTCTGTTTCCATATTAGTAATTAAGCTATTCATCATATCTCTTTTTTGTTCATATAGTTCTTGAGATTGTTGTCCTGCCGCTTCTAAAACATCCTGTGCAACATCAGCACTATTTAAGAAAATGAAGTTGTTAGTAATATCTAACGGATTCAATTCACTTTTAATTTTTTCTTTACAGTTAGTTTTACAAGTATTTAATCGATCACTATTAGATGCTGGTATATTATCATTACAAATTTTATTACACATATCTGCAGAAATATCTTCAATATTATTGCAACTCATTTTATATATAGATAATTCTATATTAGTATAACATTATTTATAAATAAAATTATCAATAACGCTAATAATTTTATTTTTTATATAATATTTATTAGATATTTTAGAATTAATAGTATAATCATCTATATAAAACAAGAATTCGATTTTAGAATTAATAGTTAATTTTTTTAATATATTAAAAATATATAATTTAATTAAATTATCTTCATATTTATCAATTAAATATGATAATTCATAAATTTCATCAATTGAAATATTATCTTTTTGATGAATAATTAAACAACTATATATATCTTTTAATTTTTTAGTTTTTAAAACATAATTCATTATATAATAATAAATTTTAATTTCTAAACAAAAGTGTTTATCTTTTTTAAAAAGTATTTTACTATAAATATAACCAATTATATCATCGGGTAAATTATCATATAGCATTATATATTATAAAATATATAATATAAAAATCATTATTTTTTTTTTTTTATAAAACTTGTTTTATCAATATTATCTAATACATAATTAATAAATATATTACTATTAGAATAACCTAAATTACATAAATAAAATCTATTATTGTATAAAAATTTTATTTTTTCTCTAAACATTATTTTACCATGAATATTATTATTATCAATCATATTTTCATATGTTTTCCAAATTGAAATTTTTTTATTTTTATTTTTTAATTGTGGATATATAAATTGTAAGTTATTTAGTAATAATTCTTTCGTATTATATTCATAATTATTAATAACAGTAGAATTATCTAATTTAATTAAAATATCAATCAGTTCTTTTAGATTATACATATTAATATTTAAAACCGAATTTAAATTCCTAATTTGATTTTGATTCCATATATTTAATTCTATTAAATTTTTTTTTGAAATTGTTGATATAATATAGTTATATCTATAATTAATATTGTCATTTATTATAAAATTATTATCATTATTATAATTTACTTTATTTATTTTGTAATTATAGAAAAAACTTATATTTTTATTTTTTTTTAATTCTAACAAAATTTTATTTATTAATTCGTTTATATCTATTTCTTTTACATAATAATAGTTTATTTTTTTATTTAAATCAAAATTAATAATACTCATAAAATCATTACCATTTATATAATTCAATATATTATTATTATTAGCTATATTATTAATATATTCAAAATCATTATTTGATAAAAAATTTTTACATAATTCTATAAATGAATATGAATTTGATATGTTATTTGGAATTAATTTACTTTTTTCAATAACATTATTAATGATATTATATAATTTTTCATTATATTCTAAATCAATTTTATCATATTTAATATTAAATTTTTTTAATAGATTAATATATGATTTATGATTATCATTTAATAAACTATATACATAATTATCATTTGTAATTATATATTCAATTTGTTTTTTTTTTTCATAAATATGAATTTCTATATTTGTTTCATTGTATTTGAGTGCATTATATAAACTTATTAAATTATTTCCTATAATGCATAATTTTTTCATATAATTTCTATTAATATATTAAGTATGAAATATATTAATATATTACTAATTATATTAATAATTGGAATAATTTCTTATATGATATTTAGTAAAAAAAAAGAAAATTTTTCTCAATTGGTTGATAATACTTTCAATATATTAGATATAAAAAACGAATTGCATAATTTAAAATGTAATAATAATGATTGTGATATTAAGATTATTGATATTAATTATTCTGTAATTAATAATAATAAATCAATATATTATATTACAAATAACAATGACATATTTATACTACAAACATCAGGTGGTTTATCAAAAAGTAGGATAAATATATTAGAAGATGTTGATATTACTGCAATTAGTTATACAAATGATTATAATTATGGTTTTATAGCAACTAAATCAAAAATATCAGGGAATACATCTATATATTATACTAACAATAAATCAAATAATTGGAACAAGTTAAATTTTGATGAAAATTATGATACATCAAATGAATTAATAAATAAATATTCAGAATATTGTGAAATAGATAAAGAAAATATAGATAAATTAAATTTAAATAAATATACAATTGATAATATTGTAATAGAAACAACATTATCAAATGGAAAAGAAATTCCAAATAAAATAATATTTACAACTTTTGGTAAAGATAATATATTAAGATTGGATAATAAAATATATCGTTCTGAAACTACAATACAATATATTATATTATCTAATGAAAATGATGATTTTGATGTAAATATAGATAAAGAATTTGTTTTTAAATCAAATTTATTAAAATATTATTTATTTGAAAATAGTAATGAAAATTTTATAAAACATAGAAAAATAAATAAAATTATTAATGATAAAAATAATGAAAATTATATAGTTTTTATTAAAAATTATACTGAATTACAATTAGAAAATTATGAAATTATTGCATTTAATAAAATGGGTAATGAATTTTATTATGATTTAACACAAATTAATAATACATATATAATTGATTTAAAATATTATACTAATTTATTAAATAATAAGTCTTTCTTAATTGGAATATTAAAAAATAAAAAAGATGTAATTATAATTGATTTAAATAATACAAATACTATTAGAAATAATACATTATTAAATAGTTATTCATTACAACCGAAAAAAGTAATAGTTGAAAAAAATTTAATAAATAGTTATAACATTAATATAACACATTCTGTAAATGAAATATATAATTACAATAGTGATGAAACAATAAAATTATTCGATTTAGATTATAATTATATTTTATTGAATGAGGAAGATAAAGCAACCTATTATGATTTATATGTTGTTAGTACAGATAATGTAATTAATATAATAACATTTGATAATAATTTAAATATGTATGATAAAGAAATTAAAAAATTAGACTATCCTAAAGAAGATATAAAATATATTAATTATATTGGTATACATAAAAAACAAAACTCTTCTCATGAAAATTCAATAATTATATCAAATAATAAATTTATATTTATTTTTAGAGAAAATAAATGGAATAAAATTGATAATTTTAATTCAGAATATAGTAAATTTAATAAAACAAAATTTATTAGTAATATAGATGATAGTAATAAATTAATATTTAATGGAGATAATACAATCGATAGAAAAATTTATAAAATTAGTTTTGATGAAGATAAATATGTAGATCTTCTAATTGTTGGAGGCGGAGGTGGAGGAGGTTATGGCGGAGGTGGGGGAGGTGCTGGTGATGCAAAATATTTTAATAATATTAAATTTACAAAAGGTACATATGATATAACAGTTGGTTCAGGAGGTGTTTCTGGTATAATTGAAAGTAATAGTAATGGCAAACAAGGTTTTAATTCATCAATAGAAAAAATTAATGATAGTAAATTCGATAGAATAATAGTTGCTGGAGGAGGTGGTGGTGGTGGATTTAATACAACACATACGAATACTCCCATATTTGGTATAATAGGAGATGCAAAATTTTCAAGTGGTGGAGGAGGTGGTGCAGGTAAAAAAAATGCAATTGGAGGATTGGGTAATGCTATTAGTGGTAATGGTGGTTCTTCATTCTTTTTAAATAACAATTTATATGGAGGCGGTGGTGGTGGTTCTGGATTTAATTTAGAAAGATACAATATATATGATAATATAGAACAAATATATGAGGGATTAACTCCAACAAGTAAAAACATTGGATACGGAGGAGTTGGTAGTAAAATCGATAAAATATATGAATATGATAATAATTATATAGTTAGTATTGGAGGTAATGGTGGATATTATGGAACATTAAATGATGAAAATGAGGAAGATTTTGCAAATAAATATGGAAATTATATTAATAAAAATATTAATATAGTAGGTAGGGGAGCAGATGGTAGCATTGTAATAACAAATACAACTGATTTATCAAAAAAATTTAAAAATATATCATCTAGAGGTAGTGTAGGAATAGTTATATTAATAACTAGTAAAAATGAAAATGATGATGAAGAAACCAACAATTTTCAAGAAAATACAGGTGATAATATTGTAAATTATTATTCAATAACAGATAGAGATTTGAATAAAGAATATAAGAAAGAACTATCCCTTACAAAATTAAAATTTAAAAATAGAATTAAACAAAATAAACTTGAAAAAGAAAAAATAATTGCTGAACGTGGAGAATTAAAAAAAAATATATATGAATTAGAGATAAGAGAAAAAGATATAATGACAACTAAAGAAAATAATAATAAATTTAAATTTAACGACCCAATTAGTGATTCTTATTTACCTTATCATACCAATATTCCTGAATTTAATAGAGATGATTTTGGAATAGATAATGAAATTCAATATAAAATAATAAGAACATACAAAGAATTACTATATAGACAACCAACATCAAGAGAAATAAATGAATATAAAATTAAAATTAAGAATTATAATATTACAATGAATGATATTAGAAAAATGATTATAAATAGCGATGAATATAAGACTGTAATATCAATGCAAAATAATGATACTAATAGACTATTAGTATATAATACAGAAATAAATAATTTACACAATACAATTGCTGATAATTATTATAAAGAATTAAATGAAGAAATGCCTAATTATTTATTAAAACCAGTTACATCATTATATAATTTAAAATTAGGATATAATGAATATATGTTAAGAGCTTTATATGTTAATAGTAAATTTAATGATTTTAAGGATGATATTAGAATGAATAAAGATATTAATGAAAATAATATTGAAATGATATATGATAAATATTTTACAACTAAAGATTTAAAAGATAAAGCGAATGATATATTAAGATACGATAAATATCATAAATTAGATAATAATGAAAAATTTGATGAAAAAAATAAATATGATGATATCAAAACAACTGATGAAAATTACGATGATTTAAAAGTAGATACAGACATTAGTTTAGATAGTCTAAATTTTAATAGTGATACTTTAGATGAAGCATTTAATAATTCAACACATACAGAAGACAGTGAATTAGATAAAAAATTAAATGCATATAAACAAGATAGAGACGAATTTAATGAAGAAAATGGACATATTATAGAAAAATTTATGACTGGAGGCACAAATACACATTCATTAGATAATGCATTAAATCCACTAATTAAACCAATTAAGAAATTATTTTCAATGAATAAAGATTTTTTGATAGATGCAACAAATAATTTTAATAATTAATATTATTAAGAATGAGTAATAGTATCAAAAATATTGTTGATAATATTGAAATAAATAATTTAAAAAAAGAAGTTATAAATAATAAAAAAATATTTGAAATTGTGGAGAAATTTATAAAAAATAAAAAATTAATATTATATGGAGGTTATGCTCTTGATTTAATTTTGCCAAAAAATAAAAAGATATATAGAGAGTATACAAGTGCAGATTTTGATTGTTATTCTTATTCTGCAAAAATAGATGCTATACTATTAGCAAAAAAATTGAAAAAAATGAAATATAAATTAATAAAAGTTAAACTTGCAAAACATGAAAATACTTATAAATTATATGTTGGAACTTTAAATGTATTAGATATTACTCAATTAGATAAAAAAATTTTTGATATATTTATAAAAATTCATAATTACGAAAAACATAATAATTTATTAATCCATTATGATGATTCTTTTAATATAATTCCATTATATTTAATGAAACGAAATATGCACTATGAACTTGCAAGACCAGAAGGTTCATATTATAGATGGGAAAAAATTTATAATAGATCGAATATATTAGATAATGTTTATTTTACAAAAAGTTTTAATGAATTACGAAGTAATTGTAAATTAAATATAAATGATAATACTTATTTAAAGATACCAAATGAATGGAATAATTGCATAAATCAATTATTATCTTATATAAAAAAAAACAATTGTCCAATTATAGATAATTATGCTATAAAATTAATTAATAATATTACAGATAAAAATTGTTGTAGAANTAATA